CGCTGCGATCACCGCATCTCTAGAAAGTGGCTCTAGTGCTCGCACAATCGTCAATGCTCGATTATTTTTTACAAGCACATTACCACAATAGCTGATCACTGCAGTTAAGACAGTTGCGAGTACCGTAACAACTAATTCATTTGTTTCCATTTTTCTTGTTCCCCCTGCTTTTAATTTTTTCTTTGAGCTTAGCGTTTTCTTTTCTAAGCTTCTCTAATTCACTGACTTCTTTGTTGTCAGCTTTTTTTGCGTTTGCTGTTGCGGTGATATATGCCACGATGATCGAGCCAAGTGTGGAAATCACCGCAATCAACACTTGATCACTCAAGCAGCATCACTCCCATTTAATTTCCGCCACGATTCCAACTAAAACAAAAAAAGAATAGATCCCAGGAAAACTAAAATAAACGCACAAGAGTGCATCATTTGCAAGAAAAGACAAGAAGAACGCCAACCACACGAAAGTCAGCGTTCCAGTCATGATCTGCTTGTAGTACAAATACTTGATGTCCCACAGAGCAAACACCAATGCGATCGTACCAACCACCGCCAACAAGAAAATGAACGGCGGATCATCAAGCACTGCTAACGGGCTATGATCCCAGTCAAAAATACCTGTTGACCGCTTGATGATAAAGTAAATAGCTAGTGAATACGTTTCTAAAGCTTTCAAAAACCAGAAACGATTTTTTACGATATTATCAAACATTTTCAACTCCTTTCTCCATCCCTCCCACCCAACAAATTACATTAAGGTGTTACAGTAAAACTGCAGTGACGCCATTGCTCCCAGTAACCAGCACCAGCACCGTCATGAGAACGAATATAGATATCGCCCGGCACCATGAAAGCGACTTGAACTCCTAAGCCGCCATCTGCACTTTGCCCAAAATTACCCATTACAAGCAAAACGCCCCAATTGCCGTCGGTTGAAGCTTGATTGTTCTTACCAGGAAAATGTGTGCCAGCACGGTTACCGTTGGTCCAAACTAAGTGAACACCGTTTTTTACAACTGTATCCCAGTCAGTATCACCAGTAACATCAACTCCCCAATATTGCAATGCCTGTCCCTTATCGATTTTCCCGTTAGCAATATCTTTAGCAGCTTGAATATCTCCAGCAAAATCAGGCGCATTTAGAATTGCTTCCCAAACAGTTTGCGGTCGGATACCATTGCCTGAACCATCTTTTAGATCTGCAATATAATCACTCATTAGAATCCTCTCCAATCGTTAAAATCTTTATTTTGACCACCAGCACCGCGCGTCCAGCGTTTGCCGTCACTTGCAATCAATGTTTGCGTGCATGCATTGCCATTGATGTCGTTGACTGTCAGTGATCCATAGCCGTTAAAGAAAATCGGTGCATTTTTAACTGAAACACCGTTGATGATATACGTCTTAGATCCTTGGTATTTCCCAGACGTCAGCTTGTTTAGATCACTACCAGCTTTAACTTCGAGATTAGCAGCTAGATGCTCATTGATAAACTCACTCAAGCCGAAAACGGACTCTGCGTGCGTTTCTGGATACATTTGCTCTTGATCTCCGAACTTATTTTCAAAGATCAATTTTACAGCCTTAGTCAATCTTAGTCACCTGCCTTAACGATAAACGTGCAACAGAACAGATCATCATACCTTCAGATCGGATGTTGCGATTTTGAGCTTGACATGTGCGTTTGTTTTCAATTTTAAGCGGTACGCTCGTTTCTGAAATATCTCTTAACTGGATCGTGCGCAAATCAGATACTTCAAAGCTGTCGATTTTACTTGCTTTATCTAGTTGCAAGGCATCGATGCGCTTTTTTAGTGTCGGATAAGTAACACTAAACGCATCAACTCGAGCATCAACTACTTCATTTGGTTGTTCTACATTCCTGATCAAGTTATCAAAGCGTGTGTCATAGCCATTCATATAACCCTTGATCCATAAACCTAGATCAGCACCATACTGGCGTAAAACATACCAGTTATGATTTTTTTGATTACGTGCATCCCGATTTGCAAATGACATTGGTTCATCCCAAATGTCTAAAATCGGTGGATCAATGCTATTTTTCATCTCCTAATCACTCCTTAGTCATTTCAGAAGCTAACAGATCTTCTTGCTCATAAACATAATTTTGAAATGCTGTGATATCCTTACGCACTTCTGCCTTGTGAGCCATGTAAGTCGCGTTATCCATGGCAAATTGGTTAGCCGAGTCGTTAGTGTTGTCACTTGTTGATAACGTGGCCGACAAACGAACTGCCTGTTTCTTATCATCACCTACAACTGAATATGCTGTTAAATTAACTTCTTTTTGTTTTTCCAATGCCATTTCTATTTCTCACCCTTCTTTGTTTCGGCGGAACTTTTGCTAAGCTCTGCGATCTGTTCTTTTAATTCATTATTTTCAACTTCTAAGTTAGTGATTTGAAGTTCTTTATTTGCCAGTTTCACCGCTAAATTTTGGATCAACGTCGACATCTTGTCCAAGCTACTTCGCCTCCTTTTCAGCATTAATAATGTTGACCAGTTCAGGATCTACACCATTTTCAACACACAGTTCTTTTTGCTGTTTGATTGCTTCAGCTTGCAATTCTTTTTGTGCAGCTTTGAGCTTATCTTCTTGAAGTTTCGGCACGATCGGTGTGCCATCATCTCTAAACCCGACAACTTTCTGATTTCCCATAGTCATGACCACCGGTGTAGAACCATCACCTTCTAAAACTGTCCGCATTGAGGCGAAAACATTGCCTTTTTCATCCTTAACGTCACCACTTAAAATAACTGTTTTATTGAATTTCATTAATTACCACCATACCCGTTGTATTTATTGTCCTTTGTTTCTGTATAAATATTGAATCGCTTACCAACACTATTGAACATGACCACATATCCGTTTGAAGGAAACGCGATCCCGCCCCAATTACTAGTATCGTTCACAAAACAGGGATACTTTTCATTATTCCAATCACTCCACGATACCCATGCAGTTCTGATACCGTACCCTGTGCTAGGAACTTTCATATGCACCTCTGAATGAAATGTAGTTGGTTTATACATATGAATATCACGCGGAGCCCAACCTACTCCTGTTTCAGAGTATGATATTGCCGGTGTGAAAGCCCGTGATGTTTTTTGAGAATTCGTTGGAATATATTGCCCAATTGCGATGTAGTCACCGCCGTAAGGATCGCCCCATACTTGTTGAGCCATTAGTCCTATTTCTATTCCCGATGCTCCGCTACCAACAGCTTCTGCCTTTGTATAATCCCAACCACCGCCATTAATATACCCTTGAATCTCACGTTGATAATCTTCAGGGTTATTAGTTACTGCTGCTGGTTTCTTTACGGGAACAGTTACAGCTAATCCATTTTTACTAAGTCCGATTCCCCATTGCTGTCTTGGATCATTAGATGTTGCTCCAAGCTGGATAGAATCGCTTTGCAATTTCAACATTGAATTAGCACCAATCATATCAAGACTTTCAGGGCTAAATTTGACCGCATTATTTTGAGACTTCATGACAACATCGTTTACCATCAATGTCCCTTGAATGCGTGTATTACCATTGATCATGATATGTTTGCCATCGATCATGATGCCTTCAGTTGAAGCGTTGATCTGTGAGATGACTTTATTCTTATCACCCGAGATCTGAAGTGCGATCATTCTAGCAGTCTGTCCGATCACAGAATTGATGCTGCTATCATGGACTTCTGACTTTAATCCATCCAAGGTTTGCGTAAGCTTGCTTAATTTGTTAATGACTGACGGCTGATAAATACCGACCCGCTTTCCTTTGACGAGCATAGGATGCGCAAACATCACATCCCCCTTACCTTTGATAACTAACCCGATACGAGCTTTAGTTATCCCGCTTGGAATAGCGTAGTCGTCGATGCGAATCGTTTTTTCATGGCCCCTAGGAATATTTGCAATATCTTCATAGCTACTTGCCCAAGTCTGACGACTAACACCTTCTCTTTCAAAAAGTTCAATCTCGATTCCGCATTCGCCTAGTGGAGTGGAGAAAATTTCGCCGGTATAAAACGCAATGACGCTAGCAGATAAATGATCACCTTCATTGACACCAATCATTTGGGACCAAGCATTGACCCATTGATCAGTCGCATTGCTGAACGTATCCATCCCCAAACTAGTACTTCCATAATAATTGTCGTACATATTAGTACCACGTTTTAAAGGATGATTTGCGGTCCAGCCTTCAATTTCTTGACCATTTCCAGATTCGAATTCTGAGTTATAGACTAAGTTGATTTGCTTAAGTTCATCACTCATCATACTTTGAACTTGTGTGGTAAAACCATTTGCATTCTGTAAGAAAGCCGAATTTTGAACAATTTTTTGCATACCTTTATACGTTTCAGACTCATACAGAGATGTCAGATCGTTTTTGGTTGCTGTGATCCGGCCTGATAACGCATCGATTTTTGAATTTGCATCATTGTTTACGCCTTGCAAAGCAACTTGCCATTGATCAGCCTTCTGATTGACATAAGACATGTCTGCTTTATTTGCTACTACTGAATTGATCTCGTTAGCTCTTTGATCGACATACGACTTATCTGCTTTAGTAGCTACTACCGAATTGATCGCGTCAGCTTGTTTTTGCAAGTCAGCTATTACTTCTTTGTTTTGATCCTGCGAATCGTCTAGCTTTTTATCTATGTCAGATAAGTTTGCTTTGATCTGTTCGACTGTTTTTTTGTTATTGGTGTCGATCTCATCGATCCGTTTATTGAGACTGCCAGAGTCTAACTTAGCGTCTGTGATTGACTTATCTAATCTAGCCGTTTCGGTTTCGATAGTTTTTAAGATCTCGCTATCTGCTTGTTTGAATTCTTCATCTAATCTATCGACATACTCTCGCGTCTTACTTGCCTCATCACTCAAGTTAGTGGTGATCTTACTAAAATTATTGATCGTTTGTTGGTTACTTATCTCTAGCCAACCTGCGCCATCATAGATCATCATCTGAGCTGGAACTTTATCCATTGCTTGAGGATCAGGCTGAATAAATTTATTGGCTTGCTTTTCCATTTCCCGCCTCCTCTAATGGTCTGACCCAAATATCACCAACTCTGACCATATTGTATTTGGTTGGATCATCTCTTGAGTAGTACGTGGTCGTGGCTGTAAAAGCCTTATTCAATGCCTTTTGAGCTAAATTACTGATATCGTTGATGCGATTGTTCAGTAATGACTGTGTATTTAAAATGCTTGCCGGCAAGTTTTCATATTGCAGTACTGTTGCTTGATCTAAATTATACGGATACCATGTATAACCGATAAGCGTTACATCAGTTTCAAAGCCAATATCTTTGATCGTTAGATGACGTTTTTCTCCTGGAATCGGCTTAAAATTTTCGTTAGCTGTGACTTCAAGACTCACGACCGGTTCGACTTGCAATTGTGAGCGTGCATATCTGCGCATACTTTCTTGATCAGTAAAGCGCTCGTCTGAGATATTTTCCATCGGATACACGCCCCAGGTCGCGATCGATTTACGATCCTCAACAAAAAAAGGCTGAAAATAATATTCAACCTTATTGTTATCTGTACTATTTTCTTTTTGTTTACCAAAACATTTAACTTTGTTAGTAATGTTTGTGCTGTCGATCGTCATATTGATTCCTTGAGCATTATTACGATAGTCGATACGCTGACCAAAATTTTTCTCAAAGGCTTGTGAACTATAAACACCTATATTTTTATTGTCAGGATACACGATTGCATTTGGCCAAGTACTCAAGATCTTACTGATCATGTCTTTACCACTCGTATCACCTAGATTTTGGATCTGTTGTTTATCAAAGTCGCCATAAACGGAATACGTATATCCAATATTATCTTTGTTCTGAGCTCCCAAATAAAACTCAAGCACATCTTGTGGCAGGTATGTTAAGGTTCCTTCACGTACATCATATTGTCGCACACGTGCAATATCATTATAGATATGCGTGGCTGTAACTTGAACTTGCGAATTTGCCCCTTGATTAGATGGTGTGACCTGCTTAATGATGTATTGCTGCCCATCAAAGGTTATCGTACCTTCTGTACTAAGCAATGCATTATATGCAAGACCACCGTCATCAAACGCCGTAAATTGTAGCTGATAGGTGCTATTTTTGGCCCACTGTACTGAAAAAGTCGACCACAAAATACAATTTAGTGGGAGTTCTTGTTTCAGCGATAACGCTTTGATCGTGACGACTTTCTTGAAATCGTTTTTGGGCATCTCATAAGTTGGATAACGCACAAACTTTGTATCATTATACAAGAAACTCCCATGCCGCATATTGATATCATTTTTAACGATCTGCTCGTCTGTCCAAATGAGTGGATTCACTCGCTTGGCCTTGCGATATACCATGTAGCCTGAGTCAGCAACGCCATCGACATGTCCGTCAATCTTATCCTGATACAAATACAAGTAGTCACCAGCGATCAACATTTCTGGCGCTTCATACCAGTGCGCTTTAGGATCGTTGATAATGTTGGTAGCGATCTCTGTATAACGCCCCAAATAATTATCTGCGACAAATAATCTAGCGCTAGATAACCACAAGTAATACTTACCATCCATGTAGGTAAGATTTGGGTCAATAGAACTCTGGCAGTCTACATCGACATGTTGATAGGCATTAGATACTTTATCTGTGACCGGGTCAAAATCGGCCACATAAATACCACGTTTACCATTTAAAGTGGCACTGTAGATAATGTGATATTTATCATTCTTATCTTTAAAGAATTCAGGCGCCCAAATATCAGTATACTGACTATTTTTGATCAAACTTAAATCAAGTTCGGTAAACAGTTTGAAATCAGATGTCTTATAAAGTGCTAGTGTACCAATGATATAGTACACGTCACCAACGCAACAAATAAAGCCGTCTCTCAGCCCCTTCAGCTTGCTAAAATTAGCAACACTGCTCCAACTTTCTCCATCATTAGATGCACTCAGGTTAGGCAGTGCGTTCCATTGATCGTCTTTATTTTCAGCGCGCGGATCAAAGCCAAAATAGATAAATTTATTATTTTTTACTGCATTTAAGATCTCCACTCGCTTTCACCCCCTAGCCTAAATAAATGAATGGAAATGAAAAGGTTATATCTAGATCATTAGCTCCCACTACCGAAAACTCGTTCCATCCCGGGGCTAACGTGATATAACCAAAGTCAGTATTGTTATTGTCTAACGTTCCATTTTTGAACGTGTTGATTCCTTGCAAGATCACTTTGTCTGTATTGTTCATTTGGCCTTTATAACTCCAACTTGTTTTAGTGGTGTTATTGATCAACTTAAAGCCATCGCCAAAGTGTTCCATGATGATATTTAACTCATGTCGTTGAAAGTATGGATCAATCGTGATATCGCTGGCATTAAACACTCTAAATGACTGTTTGTTGATAAAATGATAATCTAAATTTTCACCGTTTGGAATGTTTCCACCATAAAGCATCCAAGCTTCTTGATCGTAGTTCATTAGTTGATCAGATGTCGTCAAACTATACTTATATCCACTCGGATTTTCAAACGGGATCGTAAAAACTGACGTCCGTGCAAATTGCTCTATCGGTGCGATCGTGAAATTGCCTGCTTTAACATACTTGACCACTCCAGGTTCGCCATCAGTCCGGATCCTAAACGTCTCTTTTGAAGAAAAATAGCGGAAAATATCATGCTTAGCTAGCTTATAGTCCCACCAATCACCAAACTTAAAATAAAATCTTGCGTTGATCACGTTTTTGTCGATCGTACTTTCAGTAGGATAACTTCCGTCACCGCCCAAATTAGTCAAATAAGCATTTGTCACGATTGGATCTTCATCATCCCCCAAGTATCTAAGATTGGGAGTGATTGATTCAACTTCGATCTCATCTTCATTACCTCGCTTTATCCAAAGCTTAGGATAACGAAAATGATTACCATAGATCTTCAAATTTTTCCCTCCTAAACATTGAATTGTTGATAGTTTGCTAGCCTTTGATCACTTGCCATATCCCGATAAACTTTTGTCTTATCGTAGCCGTTGATACCTCTGATTGCTTCAAGTTGCGATCCATTGACATTTAACAACATTCCTACCAAATTCTTAAGATCCTTGACAGTTTCAGATAACTCTTTTATATCTTTGTTAACTTCGCTATTGCCATCCGATCGCTTAGCGTTATCAGTTTGAGCAAAATAATCTAACGACTGTTGCATCAGTTGATATGCCCGTGAACGTTTAGATAGATCCAACGGAACTACCATTTCAGGCAAGTTACCTTCAGAGATCTCAACCATCTGATTTTGTGTTACTAGACCACCATTAGCCATCATTCGATGGCCACGTGGGCCCCAACCACGACGAACGCCAATTGGTGCTAAGTCATTACGCCAGTTAGAATCATTTAAAACAGCCATGATCTGATCAAGAGCTGAATGAATATTCTTGTGGCCATTAACTGCCCAAGCATTCCAAGTTCCTAGCTTGTATTGGAATAAACCGTACGGTAACCCTGTACCATCATGATCGTCATATCCACCACCAGTGGCCGGATTAACATTAGACTCAACAAATGCTTGCCAATACAAGTGCTCAATATCGCGCGCTGACAAGCTTTGATGCATCAACGAAGCAGCATGCCGAGCAACTTTGCCAAATTCACTTTTGCTCATTGTGCCATTAGGTGAATTACCACTGCCACCACCACCAGAGAAGCTATCTTTGATCTTCTTTAGGATCCCAGCTAAACCATCAACAGCATCATTGACCATTCCCTTAGTAATATCACGCGGAATGATCCCAGCATCTGGAACGCTATCCAAATTAAAGGTCTTAGCAGCAATATCAAGCAGTGTTCTTTTAGGGTTGGTGATCTTATCTAAAATATCACTTGCAGTATCAGATAAGTGATCATAGATATCTTCAGCACCTTCACGAGCTTTTTTAAAGAAATCGCCTAATGAAATGTTACCAGTTGCGTATCCTGGCAATGTACCCACATATGATCCAGACATGACTTTGGCAGTGTCCTTGGCATTTAAGATCCGATCTCCCGGACGCACATCAATAAATTGTGGGCCCATTTGACCAGCAATTCCGACTTTGCCACTGTATGGTCGATAAATAAGCTCAGGACCTGCTTCACCAACAAGCGCTTTACCGTGGTAATTTGCTTGACCACCAGTAGCATAACCGCCCATGCTTACAGGTTTATATTTATACAAGTCTGCTTTTGAACTGTCATATGATTTTCCAAAAAATTTACCTATCTTTTTGAAGAAATTAAATAAGCTTTCAAAGATCGAAGATGAGCCTTGAGCTTGTTTTGCATTAGCATCCATCGAGCTGTTAGCCTGATTGACAGCGTGCTTTACGACACCTTTTGACTGTTCACGCGCAGAAGATACAACATCGTCTCTTTGCTTACCAGCCAAGCTAGTTGTTTCACTTCTCTGTTTATCGGCCTTATCAACAGCTTCATCCCGCTGGCTTTTTGCTTTATCAGTAACTTTCTTGTACTGGTCATTTGCAGCGTTATAAGCTTCATCTCGTTGCTTCTCAGCCTGTTCCTTGATTGATTTACGCTGTTCTTTAGCCCATTTAGAGTTATCACTATATTGTCGTTCAGCCGCCGCTACTGTCTTTTTATACTGTTCATCAGCCGCCTTGATTGCTGATTCTTTTTGACGTTCAGCTGCGTCTTTTACTTCTTTGTATTTTTTATCAGCTTTTTTAGTGACGTCTTTGTATTCGTCGTTGGCTAACTTAGTGATCTTATCGTATTCTTTTTGAGCATTATTGACGGCTTCTTGCAATTGCTTGTTACTCAATTTGCCTTTTTTAGCTGTGATTTTTTCTAGGATCTTACCTTGCTTATCAGTTTCGAGTTGTATCTTGCCTGTCAATGTTGTATGTTGCTTAGCCTCTTTTGTCATATTGGTAGTCGCATATTTTTCATTTAGCTCATAGATTTTTTTCTTATGCTTTGAACTTGCTTCATCCAACGCCTTGTCACGTTTAGCGACTGCCTTTTTATATTGTTCTGAACTTTGGCCAAAAGTTCGTTGAGCATTCAATATTTCAGTATCATACTTATCACGAATTTTTTTCTTCGCTTTGTTGTAATCCGTATCGATCTTTTGTTTTTGGATAGCGTAGTACTTATCGATCGCAGCCTGGTCAGAACCTGAGCGCCGTGCCTCTTTTTCGAGATCTTTATAATGCTTTTTAGCATCATCGACTCTCTTTTTGTACTCTTCTTTGGTGATCATCCCATTTTTTTGAAGTGTCTTAAGATCGTCTAAATCCTGTTTTTGTTTCTGTTTGTAGTACTCTTTTTGCTCCTTCAAGAGTTGTTTATGTGACTCTTTTTCGCTCATTTTAGGCGCTTCGATCTTCCGACTTTTAATAGTGTCGTTCCAGCTCTTCACAAATTTATTAACAGCGTTAGTTACAGTCTTAGACCCACCGATCTGCTCACCGATACCTGCACCGATCATTGCACCGCCCGGTCCGCCGACAAACGCTCCAATAGTACCACCGATCAATGCACCTGCTGTCTTGCCTGCCGCCTGATACTTAGCTTCAGCTTTGTTTGATTTCACGGCATCATAGATCGACGAACCGAAATCCCAAGCTGTGATCGCAAGCCCCAGGCCACCAACAATCTTAGCACCCAAACTACGGCCAATCCCAGTAAGTTTGCCAGCATTTTTAGTAACAGCTTTACCGCCATTTGCTGTAGTAGCTTCGATTGCCGTTTCAGCAACATTACCAACTCCAGAGACTGTATTGGCCGTTTTAGACACTGCACCACCGGTATAAGCGCCACCAGCCTGAGATTTAGCCAATGCTAAGCTCTGGTATTCTTTCGTTAGTGCGCCAACCTGAACCTGCTCTTCTAACAGAGCCTTATTCTTTCCGAACAAAGAGCGCAATGTCTTCATTTTATTGATAAAGTCCACGACTTTTGAAACTACCCAGATGCCAGCGACAGCCTTTCCAAATCCTACTACTGCATCTGTGTGTTTAATAGCAAAATCGCCAACTTTAAGAATACCATCTGCTACTTTACCAACACCACTAGCTGCCTTTTCAACATCTTTTTGAAATGATTTTTGATCAAACAACTTAGTTAGCTTGTTAGCTGCATCGGTCATATATGGTAACAACTTAGCTCCAAATTCAATTTCTAAAGCGCTCCAAGCTTCTTGGAATCGCTTATTTGAATTTTCAGCCGTCTTAGCATTCTTAGCGGCTAATTCTTGAACGTAATTGCCTTTTTTGCCGGCCTCTTCAACCTTTTTGGTAAGTTCACCTAAATACTTACTATTCTCAGCTAAAATTTCGCCAGATTGTTGCCCCGTCGTACCAAATAAAGAATTAAAGACGGCTGCCTTCTTTTCTTTACCCATTCCTTTAGTTACTTCATTCAGCTTTTTCATGATAGTAGTTAAATCTCTGAAGTTTCCTTTGGAATCAACGATATCTGAACGTTTAAGACCAATTTGATCTAACACAGATCCATTGTTGGTATTTTTGGCAGTTTCTACTTCACCTTCTAGATCCCTAATAGCATCTTGTTGGCTCTTGATAGCGCTAGCAGCTGCTTTTCCACTCTTAGTTCCATTTTTGACTGCTGCTTCCAATTCAGCAATCTTATCTTTATGTTTTTGAATTTTTTTGGTATACGTCTCAATAGCCTTACCAGAACCTTCTTGTGCTGCTTTTTGAGCTTCAACGGCATCAGTCAAACTATTGATGACTTTACGCAGACCTGTACCCAATTTGTTATCTTAGAGGCTCTTTATCCTCTAATTCACTATGTTTCCATAATGTTCGGACTATCTTTCGACCCACATCTTAAATGCTAGGGCCATCCGCCTTCGTGGAAATTTCTGCATAAAAAAAGCACGTGTGGACGTGCTCAAATCTTAGCTTACTTTTTCTAGTCTCTACACCTTCTATGAGTTTCCTCATAGCTTGGCTCGGGATCAACATATTATCTTCTAAAAATTGAAGCTACTAATGAAATAAATCCCCCGATGCATAAAATTGCTAACACTAATAGAGTCTTAACTAACCCATCTAGGAAATTCCAAAGCCACACCACAAATATTGCAAGTACAATAACAGTAACTAGATAACTGACGATTCCCAACCATCTATGCTTGTGGCACAATTCAATATAATTTTCAAAAATAGCTACCAATTTTTTACCATTCTCAGTTTTATACAGTAAATCAAATAATAAGTCGGCCATAACTACCACCACCATCATAAATTCACCGTAATTATACCATAAATAACTTAGTCTTCCCCGAATTAACGGATTTATTTTTCAAGATCATTTCTGATCAAGCGGCCAGTTTTACCAAAGCCTTGTCTGCGTCAATATTTTGCTTAGACAAAGTGCCTAATGCTGCCGATGTCTCACTAAGCTTAAAACCTGCTTGATGTGATGTTGTGCCTACATATTCCATAGCTTTACCAATTCCATGAAAATCAGTAGCAGTAGTATCTGCTGTGTAAGCTAGCTCATTAACAGCCACTTTAGTATTTTTGGTCATTTCTGTGGTTGATTTGGCATTCATACCAAAAGCTTCTAAGGTCCCACTGGCAACTTTAACGACATCATTAAAATCATCACCAGATGCAATGGCCCCCTGCAACTCAGTATTCATAGCTCCTAAAGCTTGACTCGAACTATAGCCACGCTTAACTAGTTCTAAATATCCATCCGCAACCTCTTTTTGAGAGACACCATATTTGATAGAATATTTAGCCCCATCTTCCTGCATCTCTTTAACTTTTTTGGTTGCTTCAACCGCACTTTCGCCACCGGTAACTAAATTATTATAAATAACCTTATACTGACTAGATACTTCAGATGCTTTGTTTGCTCCATCAATCGCAAACTTTCCAAATCCAGCAACAGCACCAGTAGCGATAATAGCGTGCTCTTTGATTTTGGAAAAGGCATTTTTAGCAACATCGCCTGCTGAGCTGATTTTATCTCTGAATTTGACCATCGTATCACTCATATTGAGTGTCTTTAGATTCGATTCACGAATAGCTTTCTCATTTTGAACATACTTGGTCGATAGTTCCGCAACTCGCACAGCTTGCTCTTGATATGCTTTTGATGTCTTACCTGAAGTCTGTTCGACTTGAGATAACAAGCCTTTTTCAGCATTCAGCTGATCACCCATTTTTTTGCGTACATCAATCAAACCTTTTAATTTAGCTTGTTGAGCAGCATATTTTCGTCCTTCAGCTTCCAGCTGGGTCACATAATTTTCATTAACACGTCTGCTTGACTCTACAGCTTCGCGCAACTGTAGTACGCCTGAACGATGTGTATTAAGTGAGTTCGTTGCTCGCTGTTCCTGAGCTTCCAAACTAGCGATCGCACGCTTAGCGGTATTGATCTGATTTTCATACTTCACATACGCCTGACGCCCTTTATCAGTAGAAAGATCTAAACCATCTTGTTCTTTTTTTAAGCGTTCAATATACGCTCGTTGGCCTTCAATCGCACGTTTTGCATCTTCAATCTTATTGGCATAAGCTGCCATAATTCCTTCACCAGATCTGACTTCAGCAAAATTGGCTTGCATTGCTGAACGTAAAAGTTTAGCTTCATCCCGCAAAGCCCTTAAGCTCCGAGTCATCCCGTTATCATTAAGATCGATAGCAAACTGATATCCCTGAATTCGTTCCATTTTATTCCTCCTTTCCGCTATAATGCGCCTAGACTTTTAACTAGGTCTAATGGATCCTGTACCCTATCTTTAGGCTCTTTAGCACCTAATGCGGCCTGTAGATCGCTAAAAGATGAGTTGTAAAAGTCACTTGGTAAAATACCATTTTGCATAGCTTGCTGAGCTAGATAGTCGATATCAGCAACCATGTTTTCTAATTGCCAGATGGTTTTTCTGGCTTGAATTTTGGGTCTTTTTCTTCCTCATCAGTTTCATTGTTAAGCCCCATATCGACACCTAAGCAAACAAGTAACATTTCCTTGAACGTTTCAAACATTGGTGCAAAAGATCGATTTTCCAATTTTTGGCGACCTTCTTTTGATAATGCTAATAGCTCTGTAGCGCACTCAAGTACGATATCTGTCATTTCTAAGGTCCCTGCCACAAATTGTTTCATTGGGTCGTCCTTTTCTTCATCTTCAGCAACAGTATTTAGTAGTTTTGTGTAATACTTAGCCATTACTTTGATATTTTTTGGTGAATCAATCAAAGTTCGATCTTCTTTCAATCCAAATACTTCACGCTTAAATGTAACTTTTGTCTTTTCCACTTTTCTTGCCTCCTAGATCGTCTCACATTTCTCGTCTCTGTCTTTGTATTTATTACTTGCTATGTTCTCCTGTTACTCCCGAAACTTCCGAAGCCGTGATCAATGTTTGACCTGGGAAAACCATATCAAACATTGCTTTTTTATCAAATTTCGGATCGTCTTCATAGAATACAGCGTATGGCTTATCGCCGAACTTATCATAGCTCAAAGCGGTATACGTCAAGCTGTCATCTGAACGTGTTTCAGCTGTACTTGTATTCGTTTGCACGTTGTGGCCCGTTTCGTTGAACACACCACGCCCAAAGCAGAAATACACTTTTTTACGCGTGATTGGAGACTGAGACACGATAATAAGTGGACATTCGACAGTGTCATCTGTATCAACGAAACCACCTTTGCCGTTAGATTTACGACCTAAAATCTTTTGCTTAACAAGATAATTGATCTCGTTTGCAGTCCATGCAACTGACGGGCTTGATGGTGGGTTGGAAACATCAACGACTTGATTATTACCGTCGATCTTTGTTGGTGTTGCTGCTAACCCCGTGATATTTGCGGTTTTTGAACCTAAATTACCAGTGTTTTTATCTGTGCCTACAAAGTAAACACCTTTCTCATCTAACCCTGTAGTTGCATCACAAACGACATTACCGTCGTTTCCCCGAATACCTGTATAGATACCCCATAAACCAATTGTGGCCATTATAATTCCTCCTCAGTATATTTAAATTTAAGTGTATTGATGATATTTTGACTGTCTGGTGTCATCACATGACCAGCATCAGAAAAACATCTGATTTGCTGATCAAAAAGCACTTGCTTGACACTTTTTTCGATCTCAGACATATCAAATTCATAGTTTGGTGGATAATAAAAAATCAGCTGAACTTGTCTTGTGATATTCAGCTCTTGGTCATTACCATAAGATCCCCCACCGTCAACGAGCTCGCTGATTACTAAAATCAAATCTTCTTTTGCGTTATCACTAGGATCAATCATAAACGTGTGCACGTGTTCCGAGCTTAAATTTGGAATGTCATCAATTCTTGACTCGAGCACACTTCTAACGTAAGCCGCTGGTGTCATCATCTCACCTTCTTATCCATTGCTTGCTTGATCGCATTAGTCATTACCATAGCTAAGACTGGCTTAGCTTCTTTGACTGACTCTTCCCAGAAATGTTTCCCGGGCACATGTGAATGCTGGACACCATTACGATCACGTACGTCCCAGCCATCATTTTGAAAGCGTCCGATATACCCCTTATGTCCCTTAGCTGTAAAGCCCACGGCAACAGAGCCATTCGGGTGTTGTTCAGTCACTAGACTATCGCGCAAGTGTACTGTTTTACCAGTAAATGCTTTTGTGCTGACTGGCACTTTAGGTTGCATGATCTTTTTAAAGGCTTCGGCGCCAACTTTATTAGCTAGCACACGTTCATCATGTCCGATGCCTTCAGCAAGACTATCTAAGATCCGTTCAAATTCTTCCGCATTTTTAACTTCACCCATGCTTTGTGACCTCCCTTACACACGTGATCAGATCAAAGCCATTAGGCGAGATACCATCATCGAATGAGATATTGTTGATCTTATAGATGATTCCATCTTTTCGGACCAGCATATCTCCCGTGATATCATCTCGATGGCGAATAAAAAATACTACAGCATTGCTAATCCCTAACCCAGCCAACGACAATGATTCAGTCATTCTAAGCGACCATTGACCAGCAAAAACTGAAAACTCTGGCTTGAATTCTTTGATCTTAGCACCAGTATTAGGATTGACCTTAGCGCCAGCTTCCATCTTTCCGAATTCTAGCCTGAAAGTCATTCTAGATGGATTGACTCGTTTCACCATCTTGAGTCACCTCCGCAAATTTGCCCCGCAGTTGTCCGATGATCGAATTTAGTGTTAGATTGACCGGATATAGTTGTGTACTTGATAAAGCAGTACGTTCAGTGTAGTAGCTTGAAGCTAAAGCAACAACAGCCACATCAAATAGATCATTATCAGCATAGAATTTTTCATCTGCACCAACTGCATTTTTGATATAGCTTTCTGCCGCTCTGATATAAGCATCTAAAAGCTCATCATCTAAATTTCCATCGATCCGTAGGCTTAGTTTGAGCCTTGCCTTATCTACACTCATGAGCTACTAAGCCTCGGCAGCGCCAGCTTTAAAGTTAGCCGGTTGGTCGGCAATCGTTGTGAATGATTTAGCCACCCAAGCATCGCTATCTGTTGATACAACATCAAAGCGATCAATCACACGAATCTTGTATAAGTCTTTTTCAAAGGCTCCAGCGCCAATGTTTGTTGCAAGTAAACTCATGTTTTCGCGGTCAAACAATGTAACAGCTTGCTTAAGATCGCCATAGTAAAGTGGGTGTGCACCACTTGTATCCGGTAACCAACGATCTGCCACTTCAATAATTCGCTTACCCTTTAGCAAGTATTGATCTGGTTGTTTTGGATCTGGCTGTAACAAGTAACGTCCCATTGCATCTTTGACTTGAGATAAGACGTTCAAACCTGAAGTATTAGTCATCAAAAATGACGTTGCTTTGATCGCTGGATCGACACCCGTATTGATCAACGTTACAATGTCGTCAAACTTAGTCAATGTTGTTTTCTTTGGCGCTTTGTCCATAACACTAATGATCGCTTTGTTTCGTGTCACAACCACCTTACGTGCAATCCAAGTTGATAACCACGCCAAAATGTTTTCGGCTGTGTCTTTGAGCAATGTATTTGTTACTGTTGTGATTCCGGCATAACGTTTGATCAAGTATTTGACAACCGTCAATTTAGGATCATCATTATCACTGATTGCTGCATCTTCAGTATCTAAGTTAGCTAACGGCGTGATATCAGCCCATTTTTCATATACTCGACTACCACTTGGTGTTGTTACCGATTCGTGGTTTACATATTGCTCAAGTGCATCGTATTGCCGAACTAGAGTATGGATCGCTGTTTGGATGTCCGCTGGGATCGTTAAACCAGCTTGATTGCCACTTTCATCGGTCGAAGATGTGACCACGTTCAATACTTTTGGATCGCCTTTGATCATCCCGATAAAATTGTTTACAAACTCATCTTTTAGGTTTTCTTCTTTAGGCGTCAATTTTTTATCAGGTGTCTGCATCACCTTGTTTGCCTTACGCTCGATCTCTAATTGATCTTTGATTGCGTCTCGGCGCAAAGCTTCATTATCACGTTTAACCTTTAAATCCTTAAATTTTGCTTCATCGAAACTATCATCCATAACGAGAGCACTTAATTTAGCATCCATATCAGATACTTTTTGACCTGATGCGATCCACGCATCGTTTAATTCATTGATATTCATTAATTAACACTATCCTTTCCAAGTAAAATTGCTAATTTATTGTTTTTTAGAGTGTTTTGGGGCTTATCCATCTCTTTTTCTTGTTGGATAAAATTAAGTAGTTTATTGACTGCTGTTTTGTTTGGAATGACTCCCAGTGAATTGAAGACAGCTGGGCTATCTGCATCCTCAAACATGATTTCATCGGCAAAACCTTTATCGACTGCATCTTTGGCATTCAACCAGGTCTCTTTACCCATCAAATCGATAATAGTATCCCGATCTAGTCCAGTTTTTGTGGCATATGCGGTCGCAATCGATTCATCAATACCTTTCAAAACATCAGATTCATGTGCTAAGTTATCCGCATTGCCTTGCGAATTGGTCCACGCTTTATGAATCATAATGTGTGCAGTCGGTGAGATACTGATATTATCACCAGCCATTGCGATCACACTTGCAGCTGATGCAGCTAAACCTACAATATTGACATTGACTTGCTTTTCTGAGCTCCGTAGCATCGTGTAAATCTCGGATGCGGCAAAGACATCTCCACCATTCGAAGCAATATCTAAAGAAACATCCCCATCATCAGATTTCAACGCTTCCGCGATTTTTGACGGTGTCACATTAGGCATTTGAAAATAGTCATACATCATGCCGGTCGAATCATCTACGATCGGCCCCTTGATCTGGATCTTCATTTTGTTGTTCACCCCCTTTCAATGACAAAAGCCAACTTTTTTCTGCATCTGGCAAAGTTTCAGGAAAATATCCCGTTTCTTGCAATAAAAATGTCGCTTGATTATGTGCAATAACACCGTTTTTAACTAAATTAGCTAGCGTACTTGCATAGCCGTCTTGCAAAGGATCTAATGCTGGACGTAGATTTACAGTCACAGTAGTACTTAGCTTATTGCTTAATTCTGATGTAACTGATTCCATGTAACGCGAAAGTGCGTTTGCATACATCCCTTTGATCTGATCGATTGATGATTGCTGGTCACCTTGACCGTTCAAATACGAGTTTGGAATGCCAAACACTTTAGCGATCTGTGTCCCGGTCCAATCAGATTGTGCTAACAACTTAGCAACGTCTGATTTTATTTCCAATGGTCTGTAATCTTCCAAATCATCGATTACAATCGGACCATTATTTGAAGCTTGAGCTTGACGCATAAATTCTTTTGAACGTGCTGCTTTTTGTTTCCAGTTCAAAAGTCCACCTTTTGACATTTTTAAAATGCCGGGGCTCACGATCGCCTGTTTGAGTGCTGTCAATGTCAATTTATTAGATGACTGCTTGATGTTGAACTCTTGTGTCAATGCCTTGAGCGGTGATATCCCAGTCATTCCACCTGTTTTGGACAGCAATCGAAAATGCAACATATCATTTTGGGGAATGTTGTTGATCACACCGATACTAGGTTCGTCAAAAGTTACGTTATACGTCAACCCTGTGCCATCATTTAGCAAAAACGCACTTACTTGTGACGGTCTCAGGTACTCCCAACGCACATCGATACCATTAACGTTGCGCCAACGATAAATAAAAGCTTCGCCACCAAGCAAAAGCTGAGCAAATACCGCTTGCCAAAATGAGTGCTTGTTTGTGGTCGCTGACGGCGCATCGATCATCTTTTGCCAACGTCTCTTTCCAGCCGTTAAGTAGGCCGTTGCTAGATCTCCTGATAACTGAAAAACAGCTGAATAAATATCAGAATTTTCCAGCGCTTCTTTTGCACTGATATATTGCCCGTCGCTATCACCTAAAAAGTTGACGATCGCAGGATCATCAAACGGAATGCTTGTTGCACCAACATCTAATGAATTTTTGATATTAAATATCGGCAATCTACTCACCTCCCTTCACATTTGCTAGTTCAGTGAGTACACCCAACACAATCAATGCGATCCCAAGGGCAAAAAAGCCGATCACCTTGCCTAATAAAAAAGCCCCATACACTAGCGAAATGATCCCTAATGTAAAGAGCAAAACGTCGATTACCGACCATAATAAATTAAAGAAATTCCTGATCATAGTAGTCATCACCTCCTAATCCTGAATCTTCATTATTGAACCAATCAAGAACTTGCTGTTCCGTCATGAGTTCAACTTGACGTGACTTATCATTAGCCATCCCAAAATCTTCAAAGTGATACATAGCCTGATACATCGCATCAATGATTGCATCGACCACGTCAATTTTTAGCGTTGCCTTCGACTTATCAACTTGAATACCGATCTTGTCTTCCGTCAATTGAGCATTCAATAACGCTTTTTCCATGATCTTGTCATCTAATCGAGTCACAGTTTGTTCAACAAATAGCTTTTGCAAGAATTTTGTTGGATCCTTTAACTCAGATGTTCGTTGTCTGATTGCTTCGAGTGGCCACCCTGAATTTAATTCAAGCTGCTTGATGACATTAGTAGCACCCCATGCATCGTATCCAAAAAATATTGGACTCAAGCCATGATCTTCAACGAATTCCATCAACCAGTGATACACCTGATCATCATTGATAAGTCCTTGTGGATGACTTGTGATCGTGCAAAAGCCCTTTTTAGCAAGTTCACGGTAATTGATACCATCCTGCTTTTCTTTAGCCTCGATCGAACCCGCTTTTTGCCACGGAATAAAACTGTGCTGTTCAACATGCCAATAAATTTTACTATTTTTTTCATATGGATAGACAAATGCAATCGCTGTATTATCGCTAAACATCGAATAGTCATAGCCAATATATACTTTGCGATCATTGATATTAAAATCGCTAATGATCGCATGCTCAATATCGGCTAATTTTAAGTAACTACTTGTCGATTCTTGAAGCCACAAATTCAGATTTTTGTTCTGAAAGTCCGAGATATTACCAGTCAACATGTCGCTGTCACGTTTATCAGTTAATCCCTGCATTAAAGTTTCTTTTTGTCCCGGCAGATATAAAAGCGGATTAGATTTAGGCCAAGTTTCTTCTTTGAATGTCTCTTCTAAGCTATCTTGAGCCCAAATCAATCCCAAATAAGAATCTGCGTCTCGGTTCCAGTCTTGTTCCATTGCCTGCTGAACCATCTTTTGGTCTTCATGAAATGGAACGCTTGGGTCTGGATAACTAGTCGAGATCTGAATAAACTGTCGGTTCGGAACTTTGACCTGCCCAGAAATGATCTTTGACGTTTTATCACGTGTCTTGACTTCACCGACCTCATCAACTATCGCTGTTGTAAAGTGAAACGAATCAAATTGTCCCGACTCAAACGAGATCGCACGCAAAATATTGTTAGTTTTGCGCTCAATGATCTGTTCTGATTGTGGTGACAAGCCAGTTTCTTCAGCCAGCTTTTTAAATGGCCCACTTGAAGCGACCTGTTTGATCATCGTACGAATGTAACCAAATAACTTACCTGTTTGCTTAAAGTTGATACTGGATACTAGATAGTCTTGATTGCCTAGCCCTATCGACTCGATAAGATATGAATAGCACATTAAGATCGCCATCAAATACGTTTTACCTTGGCCGCGTGAGACAGAGACGATCGCACGACTAAATCTCTTGCCACCTTCTTTATTACGCCAACCAAATAGCATGCAAAAAATAAATTTTTGCCATTCCATCAATTGAGTTGGCTCACCGGTATCAACATTCGGACAGATACTTGCAAATTTTAGAAGTTTTTCAGCTTCGTGAATATCATAAACATACTCAAAATCTGCTGTATTTTGACGCTGTAAATCTCGCAAATGCCTAAAACAGGCAAGTTTTATCAAATATCCAGTAACTATTTCTTCATCAAGGACTGAAAAACAGTATTTAGTACCTGGATCTGTATATTTTTCTTTGATTTTTGAAAAGTCAAGCTTACTATACTCACCTAAGACGTCATGTGACTGTGTTAGATCTATTTTTTTATTCATAGTTAGCTATCAACTCTTTCCAAAAAATTCTTTCAAACTTTCCATTGCTCCATCATTATCATCATCCAAGCGGATATTCATCAGATCTGCGCGTGATTGTGGCGTAAGTCCTAGTTCATTACCTAAAGATCTAAGTTTTGCAGTTGCACTATCAAGAATCTGAGTGGATGGATTACGCTTGAATCCCGTAAAATCTTTAGCAACTACATCCCCCGTCACTGGTGAGATAGTTGTTTTATAGATCGGTTTTGTAATGCCATTTTTTTGAATATCATCATATGCTTGACGCATCAACTGGTAATTAGTGCAAAAAGCTTCGACAACAGTTCGATCCATATCATTGACAACTGGGTCAGCCTTGATCAGCGGTACAAGTCTACGCCACATCGCAGCTGCAGTACCTTTTAGATATGATGGTGGCCGATCGGGAAGTTCTTTGCTCCGCTTAGACACGTAACCACCTCCTTGTCAAGACCCCCCTATAAAAAATTTTCCCAAATTGGTTTCCGACATAAGAAGACGCCATTGTGTGCGCTCTTCCATGCCCATTTTTGGGGCGGGGGGATAAAATAAATTCCTTTTCGATTAATTCATCATAAAATTTTAAAAGCCCTTAGAGACGTTTTTATGGCCTTTCAGGGCTATGCCTTTTTCATCTGTCGGACCACTTGATTGATATTATCTATTGGCTTTGCACCTGTGAGCTTGTTTCCTTGGCCTGTGCCATAGTATGCTTGTTCCCAGTCTGTCTTAGCTCTATGACAGCTATAACAGATAACAGCTAGATTATCTATATCGCTCTTATACTCTGGGAAAGCTTCCACTGGTCTGATATGATCGACCGTCTTAGCAGGTGTCACGATGTTGATAGCAGCACAATACTTGCACAGATAGTTATCACGTTCTAAGACATTGCGCCTTAGTCTTGCCCACTGACGCGAACGATAGAAGTTATATTGCTCTGACTTATGTTCTGAGCGATTGCGTGTTACAGTATTATACTTACGCTGATAATGCTGGTCTCTACTTCTAGCCCACTTCTGTCTACTTGCTAAATACTCAGCCTCATGTTCAAAGTGGCGCCTGCAGTAATGATTTGGGTACTCGACCATCGAATGACATTCCTGCTGTCTGCATCTTCTAACTCTTGGCATATGTCTTCACCTTCTTAACAGTCTTACTCGCACGTTTAGTCTTTAACTCTCTATTTAGTTTGCTGATTAATCTAGCTTCAGCATTACAACTTACTAAACCAGCTTGCTTGGTCCACTTCATTAGCTCAACTCCCTTTAATTGCAAAATAAAAGGGATGCAGCTACTAACTACATCCCTAACTACTTATACTTGCATTACCTAATACTTTTAATTCACCATCTGGATATACATCAAGATAATCCGATAAACCAATAATATTGTTTCTAACTATTAACTTACCATCAGATTCCTTAATCACTAGCATTACTTCGCCTGTAGCCATTGCCTTGCATACATCGTATTCATGTATAACATGCCCAAAAACTCCCTTACTTCCATATCGTTACAACGTCCTTTCTGCAAAATAAAAAGCCAGCTACTAGGCTGACTTTTTCAGTAATTACAACTAATTTACTTTGTTTTGTTTTCCAATATAGTATATATTAGTTGCCCCAACTTGCTTCGCACCAATATTTTCAAAAATTACTTCATCCTTTGGTATACGCGTAATCACTACATTATCATCAGAAAATGTATATATGTGATACCCCATAAGTATTAACAAAATATTATTATATATTGTGTTATTATTTATTACATATATCGCTTCTATCAGTAATAAAAAAAAATTCATCACAATTGAAGGTAAGGAAGTTGGATCTAAAGATAGAATAGGAACTATAAAAGTAACAAAAAAATTTAATACATCTGCGTCTTTTAAATCAGCACCGTTTATTTCTATCTTTTCTTTACTGTTAGTTTGATAACTTCTATTCAACATATATAGCCACCACAATAAAGGTGTGAGTGATAATATCGATATAACTATAAATATCCACCATAATACGGGGTTTTTATTCCACAAAATACTAATATTTTTGCTAGAAAAACTTTTCAAATTTGCCAAAAAAATCATCATAAAAATAGGTATATAAGCTGATATGTATATAGATAATTTGAAAATTTTTTCGAGCATTACCTCTACCTTCTTTCGTCAATCCCCTTAACTTTTCCTATTAGAGTCTCATAATAAGCATCTTGCATAAGACTAATATAGCTAGATGTTTGAGACTCATCCTTAAATTTCATTTTGTTGTTTTTAGTATCTATTTCAATATCTAAATTAAATTCATTAATGACTTTTTGTGTCTGTACCAAATCTTCTAGAAATAACGTAGCCGTATTTGCATTATCACCATCATTCAATTTTGCCAATCTCTTTACGTAATTTCCGTTTCCCATAGCTGATTTTCTCAGTTTATCAAAACTTTCAATTTTTGATAAATCTCCTACACGATCTAAAACCATCTTCGCTTGTACTAAAAACTTACTGTTTAAATCAAATACTCTTTCAAACGATAAATGTTGAAAAATATAAATATCTTTGTCATCCAAAACAAAATCTATCGTTTCATCAGTAGCCAATAATTTATTAGTGTCCGCTAGTTTTTTAAAACGTCCCTCTATAAACCTTCCTACAAAGCCTTTCTGAAATGTTTTAAAATTTTTGGATTTTCTAAAAAAGAATAATTCTTCATCAGAATCAGTAAAATAAACTTTATAAACAAAGAAATCAAAACCACAAGTATCAAAGCGGAACTTCTGGCTAGGATTCTTTAAAGACTCTTTCAGTAAATCTACGGCATTATATTCGGACACTTTGGCCATTTCTACGATATTATCATTACATCCAATTATATTATATGGTACAACCCTCATATCCTGATATGACCTTAACTCACTCTTTATAATATCTAATAAGTTTTTTTCAAATTCCATTGTAATTTCAGGATTAGCCACGCTAAAGCTACGTCTCTTTTTGCTATTAACTTTATGTACTAAAAATAAATTAACCCTAGGTTCTTTCTCATCAAGAAGATCCAGCATATTTTCTAATTTCATTGTTACATCCCCCAATAAATATTATTCCCTAATGTGATAATACAACTAAAAAAGAGAGTTTTTCAACTCTCAAGTCAGGAAATAATTTTATTGTGGATTGCTATATAAAATAGCAATGATCTAGGTTGGACTTGCACCAACACATTATCACTTGATAGACCATTTTGCTCGCTTCGGTCAGTTGCGAGCTAGACTTATCGCGCCCACACGCTTAGATTTGTTTAACGACGTTCTAGCCGTCAAGTTACTTGAAATAGAATATTTGATAAATAACTATGTCACATCCCATTTCTAGGACACTATCATAGTAGCATGATGTAGGTCCCGTTTGTGTATACACTTTGTACAATCTATGTCCGATTTTTCAAACCTTTTCTGTTTACAGCAACAAAAAAAGACGATATACTAGAGACAATCAATCTTGTATATCGTCCTAAGCTATTAGCCCTATTGCCCGCTGATAGCTTTTTTATTTATATCCAAGAATTGCTTGGATTCGATAGTCTACTTCTTCAGGGATCTCTACTTTTTCAAGTAACCTATAATTCCTGTGCAAGACATCCATTGTCGTCAACTGATCACACAATAATGTGCCCTTAGTTACTGAACTCGGATATACCGAAGCCCAATCGATTGCTAACGGATATTCTCGCTTCGACGAAGTAAACGGCACGGCCCAAACAAATGGGCTGACCTCATTCAACAGCCTTTCACTGACTACTAGCCAAGGCCGCTTGCCTTTTTGCTCGTTGCTTTCGTAAGGTTTTGGATCATTGGAGACTAAAATAATGTCTCCACGTTCTAAGGGATCATTCATAAATCCACCGTCCTAATTAAAATTTTCGTGTTATAACGCTACTTCATTCACTCGCACGAATATCTTAATAAAGCTCTTCTCCTACAGCTCCACCCTTATCAACGATCTCAAAAGGATAGTCAGATCTAGTTCCGCTATAATTCTTGAATAACTTATCTAACGCCTTATCTTCCTTGACCTCAGGCGTTAAAACTAATTTTTTATCTTCTACTTTGACATTGAACGCTTCATAATTTTCTCCGAGTTCTGCCAACAAATTTTTTGGTAGGCGAATAGCTTTTGAGTTTCCCCACTGTCTTAAACTTATTATCATGCTAACACCTCCATCAAATCACCGAGAGCTGACATATGCATTTACCTCCTAAAGTGTACACAGTAACTAACTGTTACACATCTAGTATACACTATGTATATACCAAAAAACAATAAAAAAAGCCCGAAAAAATCGAGCTTCAATATCATTTATAAACATGTAGGTCTTTCCACCACAAACAACAAGTCTCAAACGCATCAGCAAACTCATTCTCTGCTTTACGTTTCTTTTGCTGATAACGCGATCGCTCGCACCCGAGCGCGTCACACATACTCCATGCGTCTTTATTTTCTGCATACACACCAATCAGAATCCGTCTGCTTTCTTCGCTGATCACATCAATAGCCTTACCAACGCTCGCTAGTGTCTGTTGCGCATAGATACGCTTGGCCATTTTTTCTTCTGCTCGGTTTCCAAAGGAAGGCGATCGTGGCTCATCTGACATCACTGGTGATTTTATGTAACTACCGCTTACACCAGCCCATCTGATCAATTTTGGATAATCTTGCTTGAAGAACTTGCGCACTTTTGCAGCTGTCTCGATCGTATCGACTTCCATTCTGTCAAATTGTAGTTGAAATTCTTGTGCCTTTTTTAAATCAAGTTCCATTAGACCGCTCTCCCTTATGTTATAATTAGTTGTTGAATTTTATTGGGAAAGCGTGGTGTCTGCTCACTGCGCTTTTTATTTGTCCTACTCCTTGTTTAAAAGAAGTTCTGCGATAAAGCATAACCATTTAGTGATGACCCACATAAACAAAATAATCGTCATAAGTAACGTAAAAAAGGCAAAGTTCCAATCGCCTAGGTAAAAATTCCTAAAATCTTCTTCAATTCTCTTCTCCTGTCTTTAGTCTTGATATGAGCTCAAGGCCCAACCAATAAATACACCGATCGCAAGCGTAGCGCCTGCGATAACGATTGTTAATGCCGTCATTCACTCATCTCCAAAACAAACTTTTTGACATTCTCCAGATACCGTACTTGCTGCCATAAGTATGGATCATTATCATCACTTGAGTTACCAGATAAATAAAAATCTCCCACACGCATACGTACATCATTGATCACAGCGATCGGATAGCGGTATGTAGCTAACAACTCTACCAACTTTTCTTTTGCACTCATTTAGTCTCATCTCCTAAATAAAATTTAATTGCATCCCTTCAAGCAGTTCAACACGCTCCTCGATGCTGATATTTCGCTTACTTGCCCTTGTTAATGATTTAAAATTTTTGCCATCAAAAACGATCACTCTCCTTCATGCGCAAATGCTAATAGCGACATCAGTGCAACAAACATCCCTAAAAACAAATACTTGACTACTACGATCATTTCTTACCTCCAATTCCTTTCCGCTCAGCGAGCTTGATTGCTTGCTTAAGTCCATCGTTCCACCCACGCTGATATTCACGACGTGCGATCTCTTTTTCTCGAATATCGACTAACTCTAACAAGTGATCCTTAAAGTCATCTGTCATCTTGCTCACATTGTCCAATTTTTAGCGCCTCCCGTTTTTTTAGTTACTTACCTAGGTAAATACCCCGCAGACGGATTCGAACCGCCCTGCGCTACAATATGCGGGGTTTATTTGAGTTCTAGTTTTACGATCCTATATGTGAGTATCTGATCAATCAACTTTAGACTCTCTGCAAGCGTTAAGAGTGAACTACGATCAGTCAAACCGTGTTAGTTCAACCAGTTAGCCCCGCTTGCTGAAACTAGCTGGTAATGTCCCTTGAAACTTGTTCAGCTGTCAAGGGATGTATAAATAGACTACGCGATCACATGCATGTCAAAATCTAAGCTTTCCAACTTGGTTTCTAAGTAAGCCTTGATAGCTTGCTTAGCTTCAATACCCCACATACCGCCATCGGCTTCAAACAATGCCGCTTGCATCCCTTCTCGCATTCTGAAAACAAACTTGCTTTCTGGTTGCTTGACTTCTAGGAAGGTACGATATGGCTGCAATGTAACTGGGTTTGGCACTCGTACATTATCAACACTAGCTACTCCTGTTTGAACTTGAACGCTTTGGCTAACACCATCGTCACTTGCTTGATTTACATGCGACTCTTTCAGGTTTCCGATCACTTGTAACAAAATGTCTTTATCGGTATCGTCATTTTCAACAAATGCAGCTTGTAAAGCAATCACTAACTCAGACTGACCATACCAACGTCCATAGCTAAAATTAGGTACATCGGCCTGTGCTACTGCATAGGTTGGTCGCTCACCTTGTTTATCTAGTTCGCCTACTAAATAAACTTTAGTCGGTGAAGCAACGACTAACATCATCTCGTTTGTCCCTTCACGTTCAATAAAATCGATCATACCCGTCAATGTGCTCAATTCAATTGCATTTCTTGGAAAAGATGGATCACACAGCAACGACAAACCATCTTCTGTCACCGCATATTTATAACCATCGATCTCAACTACTTTTTGTTCGTACGCCTTTCGTGTCAAGTCAACTACTTGGTCAATTGCATTACCTAAATCATTCATCTTTTTTATCCTCGCTTCCGTTTTTGTAGATCGATCACTTTATTTTCAACTTCTTCAACTGGTACGCCAGTGTCTGTCTTTAGTGTGCTGTCTTGCGGGTCAAAATACGTTTGTCCTTCGGCGCCAGATCTCAACTCATTTGCATGTACCCGCCCATCAGCATCTTTTCCGATCAAGACTGTCGTTGGCACAGCCATTTCTGGTTGCAGTTTCGTTTTTACTTGCACGTTAGTTTCCATTTGCCGAAGATCTTTTGACGGTTGCAACGTGATTTTGATGTCGATTTCCCGTTTTTTCGTTTGATCAGTGTTAGGATTTAAGATGTTTTCGATCGCTTCTTCAAAAGCTCGACTCATCTTCTCATAAACTCCACCTTCGGCTAAATTTTTCAGATCAAGATTGATCGTTTGTTTTTTCTTCACCATTTGCGTTTCCAGCCTTTCTTTTGTCGAATATTAAACTTTCGAACAAGTTCAAAATTTTTAGTTTCTTTCGGTGTCACCATCATTTCACTTCGATCATCTTTGTTTAATAACACAGCAAAACCCGGTCTGATGATCTCTACCTCGTATTTTGTATTTCCTTGTCGTAATTCGTCACATTCACGCAAGGAATGCCCGTATTTATCACGAAGGATATCCTTTTCTTCTAGCTTATTTCTCATGTACTTTTAGCTCCTTTATCTGGATCAGTTTCTTCAAGTTCTGCAAGCAACTTATCGGCCTCGGCATGTAGTTTTTTTAGTTTTTCAGGATCTATTTTCTCAGGCTCTTTCTTCACTTCGTCCGTTACCCAATCTGGCAAAGTCTCTTTAACAATGACGCGCTTACCTTTATTTCCTTCTCCCATCTGCATTTCCAATCGATCAAATTGTTTTCTTAACTTGTCAGCGGACAAAATGTTACTTCGCCAAAAATCATCTTGTGTCGCATAGATGATCACCTTACCGATCGTCTTCCATATACGTCCATCACGTTCATTCATCAAACGGAAGGTATCAGCCCACTTCTGTAGATCAGGCTTCTTAAAGTCTGGCTTGTTCTTCAGGATTTCATCTTGTAACTTCACTGCACATCTATATGGCTTAGAATCAGGATCATATTGACGCTTTTTCTTTTGATTTTTAGGGGGGACGTCTGAACTGCTTGCCAGTTCGGACAATAATCTTTTCTTACTGTTAGTATTATTGTTATTAGTATTATTACTATTAGTATTATTAGTAGTGGGTTTTCCGTCGGCGGATAAACCGTCGGCGGTTTTCCCGTTGACGGAAAAGCCGTCCACGGTAGAAACGCCTTTATCTTGGGCTTTTTCCAAACTTTTAACAATTTTTCGACCCGGATAAGGATTCAAGTACCACTTGCCTAATGACATCCGCCCGTTTTTGTCTCTTGTCTGTTCGATCACTAGATAACCAAACTCGATCAAATGGTTCTTAGCTGTTCTAAACGCATCACGTCCATCAGCAGCATGTTTGATGATCTCATTTTCATAGAACTGCCATTCATCAGATTGGCGCCATAGATAAGCAAACAGCCCTTTGTCTGCCCATTTCAAGCGTTCATCGTCAAGGACCTCGTTCGGAACTTGAGTGAACCCAAATTGGTTCAATTTGTGCAATGCTTGCTTCATCTCGATAACTTCCTTTTCTAACGATATACTCTGTGTGAGTTGATCCACCATTTGTGGTCAAGTGAACCTGAAATTTTCTTGGCTTTGACGTCATCTTCAGTCTGAAAGAAAAAGATTCTATTGACGTCTCTGAATAAAAATAGTCGATACTCTCCATCTTTCTCATACCACCGCTTTTTCTTAAGTTGGCTGATCGCCGTTACTTTCATTTCTCAATGCCTCCTGCTTGTATAACTCATCGAATTGATCACACTGTTTTTGACTCATCAGACCGATCTCAATAACTTGCTCAGTGTCTAGTAAGATTCCATGAAAATGATACTTGTTGTAGAACTGGACAGCGCCAACGTTGTGAAATTCGGCGTGATGCCTTGCACAGAGACACTCTAACCTGTGTCCACGATGATCAATATGGTGCCGGTCATTTCCGATCCCAACTGTGTCTTCATGATTGATCTGCAAGTTTTGCTTACTATGACACACGGTGCAGTATCTGTATTTCAGACACCACCAAACCTGTCGATCTACATCGACTGTTTGCCACACAAGTTTATCTGTGGGTGCTATTCCTTCTCTTAGACACGTTTCAATGAGATACTCGATAAATTGTCCAGCGATCTCTTTTGAAACGTCTGAGAGCGAAAATAAGGGTGTCTCTGTATCTTCGCAAAAACTTTGCTTTAGATCTTTTTTCAATATTGCTTTTTCATAGCTCGTCTCGTAACCTGTAACATCGCCCAGGTCACCGATCAGTGCATGGATATATTTGCGTTGGCGCTTGCTGATGCTTGGTTCTAACTCAAATAAACGAATGCCTTTGCGTAACTCTTTTGAAAGAGCTGCTACATCGCTAACTTTGAATGTTGCTAGATCACCAGCAAGCTTAACGAACTCTATTTTGTTGTTCTTCATCTGCTTTCAACTCCAGCTGAAGATAATTCTTCAAAAAGTTGCGCTTATCTAACTCATCCACTCGACTTAAAAGAAAATTAATATAGTGGATCCGATCACTGCGACACTTGCAATAATTGCCTAAAACAAGCAACACATCCTTCTTCCATGACTCCATCAATATTTATCCTTTCTGAAGTAATCCAAGCTAACATCTAGCGCATCTGCGATTTTGCACATCAATTCAAAACTGGGCTTCTTGATCTTTCCATCTCGCAGATAATACATAGTCCGATTATTTTTCGATAACCCCATTTTTGTAGCCAATTGATTGATACTCATCTTATTTTCCTTTAACAGCTTGTCTACTTTTTGCCATAACATTTCTGATATACTCCTTCGTATATTGTCTATATATTGACAATGTTAGTTTGCTTTGATATACCTTAGCTGTGATACCATTACAGAAAGGATTGACCTAAATGAATTTAACTAAGGCAAATTATCTCGAGTACGTGTTGTACCTTTTCAAAAGTTACGCCTCAAGAAAGAGCGAGAAAGAATTCCCAACATATCGTGTTGTATGGAAAAATAACGATGATATGTTCCTAGGTAACTCCTTATCTTGGGATGCAGAATACCAAACACTTGTACAAACTAAATTTGACACTGATTTCGAACCGCATTTATCACCTATCTTTGTTTCTGGAAGTAACAAAGATAACTTCCCAACCAATGTCAGATCTGCTTGGGTAAAAAAATACGATGCCCCATATAACAATTTTGTAAAACTTTACTCAACTCCCGCAGAATTATTGATTGAAGCTGTTAACTTTGTTAATTCCTTGAACTTTGATGATTCGCCTTTACAGCCTTACTTTAAAGACTTCGAATCTCTAACAACTGGTGTTAAACTACCATTCCTTCTTGTTTCCCAAGATATCGATCTAACTCCAGTAAGTCTTGTCAAAGTTGAAGAAAATTAGACTCATATTCAAGTAAATTGTGGGCATATTGAAGACTTGCGTACGCCTCGTTGTGCGTTAAGTCTTCTTTTTTCATTAACTCAATCAATTTCTTACTGATCTTTAAGTCATCTTGACTGACAAAATCAGATAACTGCTCTTCATTTTTAAATTGTTTTAGGTAACTGCGACGTGCTACTTCAAGCTTATCTACGGACTTCATACTTAATATCCTCTCTTGTTTTTGTTTGTGTTAAACCTACTGCAGTTTCATAAAGTTGGACTCGTATTTGATCAATTCGTAGGCATGTTGAAGTGATGCATACGCTTGGTCATACGTTAAGTCTTCTTTTTTCATTAACTCAACTAACTTTGTACCAACTTCTTTACACTTGGGGCTAAACAATGTTGCTACTTGATTGTCATCTTTAAATTTTTTCCAATAGTGATCTCGCAATGTTTCTTCTTTATTCATGGATACTCCGCTCCTTTTTGTGTTATACTTTAGCTGAATTTGTTTTTACTTGGATCGCACTGCAATGCGACTCTTTTTATGGCTTGAAAAAGTCATTATCATTTTTTACCCATGGCTCGTCATCGAACCAACTCAAAATCATGACAATCATTGAGATAATCATGAGCCAGCAAGTTACCACGCTAGACCATGCTCCAATTGCAATACCTGCTAGCAATACAATCACGTACAAACCTAAGTTATCCATTTATCTTCACTCCTTTTCTGTTATAATTAAGGTATCTATCATAGAAAGAAGTTGATTTTTTGTTTGATTGCTTTTTAGTCGTTGATGGACGCAATAAAGGCTCTGTTTCACTTCCACAAATTCCATCAATGGGGGATGTCATTTCAAATGTTGATACAAAGATGCCCCACTATCTTGTATTACGGGTAGAATACGTTACAGGTTTTAACTCAGCTAATCTGCATGTTAAAGAATTTTCTAACCAAATTGATGCAGTTAATAACATTGATGGTTTTCGTTAATACTACAAACAAATAGATTTATCTAATTAACGTTGCTTCGGGAATTGATATAGATTTTCCTGGTTAGCAACGTTTTTTCCTTTTGCCTATTTCTGCTGCTATCTCCATTTTTCTTTAACCAACTGACACAAACAATCAACAGCAATTAATATCGCAAGTAGTGCTAATAACTTAATCTTCATCACTTCCCTATTTATTTTGGTAATTGGGCATCCCAATCAATGCGATGCCGATTTTCCTGCATCCAACGTTTCGCTTCGACCGCATAAATGCCATATGCACTTCCGCGACCCTTAGATGGTTTCAGCCAACCACCTTTGTTACCAATCAAGATCTCTTTCTTGAACTGCGAAAAGATAAATAGCTTTACCCATTCACGATCCTTGCCAAAGCAACATTTCTTGCGAAACTCGTCCAATGTCCAAGTCTCCCCGAGATCTTGATCAACATTGCTTTGCGAATTTTTAGACACTTCATCTTTCGCAATCTTTCTGATAAAACTCTCTAAAAAGTTTTGGACACCCATTTCATCCACCGCTTGCATATATGTATCCCTCCTAAAAAAGTCTTTCTTGCCCTTTAGCTTCATCGTCCAATTGTTCAATAATCATCAACGTTGCAGGTGATGGTGTCCAATTCATCAGATACCGATCAACAACATCAAAGTCTTTCTTACGCAATTGTGATCTTGTCTTGACACCAGTAACTTCTTTAACGCCACGATTGACATCTTTATAAAGTTGTGATCGCTGTTTTTGGTTCAAGGTCATATGATGCGACACAACATAATTTTGAACTTCGGAACTGATCCGTTTGCTCAAATAGTTGTATTCTCCAGGATCAATCGAAGCGTTTTGCTCTAAGTCATCCATTCGAGTCGTTAACTTTTCGACTTTATCAGCCGTTTCCAATGTTGAATCAATTGCTAGCTTAAGCATTTCAGTTGGTGATTGCGGTAGGCGTTGCTGTGTTTTTGGATTGAAATAGTTTTCTTCAAGTTCGTCATATACATCCCAAGCTCGATCTGTTCCGAGCATTTTGGCATGTCTGCTTGCTCCACGTTTTGTCCAAAGATAAAGCTGGCTTGCAAACTTGTTAATAGGCAGGTAACAATTTGTCACTTGGCTCTTGAACCCTTTGAGCTGTGCGCCTTTCAGCAAGTAATAGTGCTTACCTTCTACAAATTTATTTTGATTACGACTAAAGTTTTGCTTGATATTATCAACATTTGTTCCATAAAATTCAGCAAGTTGATCTGTTGTTAAAATAACTTGATCATCATATTTGACTTGCTCCAATTTATACATATTTATTTTCCTCACTCTCTAAAAGTTACATTTTGTATCCAAAAGCTGTAGCAAAAATCTTCTCTTTCGGAATACCAAAAAAGTTTTCTATTTTTTGCATTGTTTGCGGTCTTGGTGTTCTAAAACCTGTTTCGTATGATTGCCATGTTTTTGGGTTAATATCCAATATTGCTGCGATTTCTGCTTGTGTTAGTCCTTTTTCTTTTCTTAAAGATGCTAACATTGACATAATCATCTCCTTTTTTCTCTAAACTACATTTCGTAGCTTTGAACAATTATTAATATACACTACTATTTGTAGTTTGTAAATATATTTTCGCTACTTTTTGTAACTTTTTTTGTTTTTTAATTTATCAATGCTACTTAAAGTAGTATTATTAAGTTGTAAAACTGTTAGGAGGCGATAAAATGTTTAATATTCGACTTAAAGAGCTTAGAAATCAAAAAAATATGACTCAAGATGAACTCGGAAAAGTTTTAAATGTCTCTGGAAAAACTATAGGTGCGTGGGAACGTGACTCAAGACAGCCAAATATAGAAACTATTAATGCTTTAGCAAATTATTTCAACGTTTCTACCGATTATCTTTTGGGGCGCAAAGCAGATAGCAAAGCTACAAATGATAATGAACAAGTTGACCTTACTGGAATCGGCCAAAAAGAAGATGAGGAAAAAATATTTTCATATGAAGGCAAAGAAATACCTAAACAGGATCTAGAACTTATACGAAGAATTTTAGAAACTGGAGAATATTACGAGTAGGTGTTTAGTATGTATGATGAATTATCAGAAGTAATAGAATACTTAAAATCAATCGCTGATAGGTTCGATATTGAATATTTTTGGCCTTCTGCGCTGAGCCCATCGACTCCACCTGCTGCAAAACCAAGCAAAAAAAGAATCGTCATGAATCCAAACTGGCACAATGAGCGTGAGATACCCTTCCAATTTGCTCACGAGATCGCACACATTTTAAACGCTGACGATACTAATTGGGTCTACTATTATCAAGGGGTACATAATGGAGTATCAAAATTAGAGTATGAAACAAACAGACAAGCTGTGCGTATCGTATTATCATACTTTGATCAAGATACGATCGAATATAATCCTGTCAGATTTATGCAAGCATTTGCTATTCCAGGCCACTTGAGCAATATAGTTAATGAAGAACTTTGTGCCTACTGTGCAGGAACACAAGAAAAAATGAATTTTGACTAGTTGGGGTAAGTAACTATTACTTAATAATAAAAGGGAGGCAACATAGATGGAAAACTTGGCAAATCAACTGGTAGATAAAAGTATCGAAGCTTTTGTTATGGGACTAGAGATATACAATAAACCAACTATAAAATACAGAGTTGAAGGATTTAGTTTCTTTATTTGTAATGCCTGGGAATTGATGTTGAAAGCTGAGCTTTTAAATCAAGGTAAAAGTATATATTTTAAAGACAAACCTGATAGGACCATCAGTTTGGAAAAAGCTACTAAATTAATATATCCTGATAAAAACACAAGAATTAGGCTGAATTTGGAAAAAATCATCGAACTTAGAAATATAAGCACTCATTTTATAACTGAAGATTATGAGGTAAAATATGCTCCACTATTCCAAGCATGTGTAATCAACTTCACTAATGAATTAATTAGGTTTCACAACAAAGATATAACTGAGCATATTCCACAAAATTTTCTTACAATACATGCAAACTATGAGCCGTTGTCTAACGAAGAAATTAAACTAAAATATCCTTCTGAAGTAGCACAAAAATTCATACAGCAAGCTAATGAAATTGATGTTTTAAACAAAGAATATAATTCTGAAAAGTTTGCAATTAATATCGCACAGAAATTATATATTACTAAGGATAGAAAAAAAGCTGACTTCAGTGTAAAAATTGATCGTAATTCCGAAAATCATGTTGCTATAGTAAAAGAATTAAAAGATCCATCCGACATACATAAATATTCTTACAATAATATTATCACTGCGGTAAATGAACGACTTAAAAAGAAGAATATCCAGCTTAAATATAAGTCAGGATTTAATACTTACGTTCTTTCGCTCTTTATTGAATTTTATAATATAAAAAGTGATTCAAAATATGCTTATAGACATTGTATTGGAAATCAAACAAGTTACACTTACTCTCAACAATTAGTAGAGTTTATAGTTTCACAGATAAAAAAAGACCCCAACAATTTTGTTGAAAGTCTCAAAAAGGCAAAAAAATAAGATAACCCCAGGCACATAGGAATTCTCAGTACAAAAGTACCTACCCCATTTTGGGACCCAGCGTTCATCCTTCACAAGTTATCTTCATCCATATTATCACAATATGTTACTACATTGTCAATACTTTTATGCTACACAATAGCTACAAACTATAGACTACAATACAACATATAGTAACTTAAATCAGTTCAAATATTGATGACTTTAGAAGTTAGAACAAAACATATAGGAAGGTGAAGAATTTTGGATAATAAATTTGATTTCTCTATTGACTATACATTAGTAAAAAACTCTGAACGTGCCAAATACCATACTGACTATGTTGCATTAGAAAAAGCACTGGATAACGCAAGGTCATTTGATGGTAAACCTATGACTCCTCACGATAGAAAAATAATCCGCCGTATGTTGAAGGAATACTACACATACAAAGATTAAGCGAAGATAATTTAAAAAAGGAATCTACAACTATTGCAAAATATGCAACAGTCACCATAGTCCAAACACTGACGACATTAAAAGCTGAAATAAGTACTAAAGGAGACTTGACATGGATGCAGATGATAAATTACAAAAATCATTTGATAATTTTAAATCCATTTGTCCTAATGATGACTCAAAGTTAATGCATCTACCTAACTGGCTATCAAATACATCATACAGATTTGTTCAGGAGTTTAAGGGCAAATTTCCCAAGGGTTACTATCACTATAAACGCGGAACCATCATTAGAGTTAATTTTGGTGTAAATATGGGAAGCGAATTCTCCAATACACATTTTGCGATAGTTTTAGATAAAAAAGATAATTCTAAAAAACGTACCTTAACAGTTCTTCCTCTGACATCAAAACAGAAAATTGGTAGATACTCTTTAGGTGAAGAAATTTTCAATCAGACAATTGTTTTACTTAATCTCCACCTAGATAATATAAACTCTAGATTAGAAAAATTATCCAAGTTATCGGAAAAAGATAGGCAAAAAGAGTCGGCAAGTCTTATAGCGGATGTAGCTGCAATAAAAAAAGTTATTAATGTTTACAGGCGCTATAATAAAGATTCTTTTGTCCGTCTATCCGACATAACAACAATCAGTAAATTTAGAATCCAAAGGATCAACAAATTCGACCCATCTGGAAAAATTATTCTATCCGAGCAACAGATGAAGGACATAAGTAATAAACTTATGAAATTATATATCAAATAAAAGCTAATCGCGTTGACAATTAACTAATACCATGTGATAATATGGTTACTGGGAGTTCGGCTCCACTATTTATATTTTTACGCGGGATTAAGTTCCCCAGCGCGATTAGTTCATGTACTGATCGCGCTTTTTGTTTGTCCAAATACTGATGTCATTAAAAGCTGATACGCGTAAAGGGGATAAAATTTTGGCTACTTATGAACGTACTTTCACACACGAAGAGAAAGTAAATAAACTTAAAAAATTTAATTCTGTTTACTATAACGGAAATGCTAAAAATTGGAAAATTTGTAGATTACCTAATTGGATGGAATTCTATGGAAATTCTTTACAAAAAGAATTAGATGACAAACTTCCTAAATATTACAGAAAATTCAAACAAGGAACCATTGTTATGGTTGATTATGGTGTAACTGTTGGAAACGAAATGGCAGGTATGCATTTTGCTGTTGTCTTATCTTCCAAAGATACAAAATATAATAAAAACATTATCGTAGCCCCACTATCATCAAAATATCACAAGGGATATGTTGATTTAGGATATGAGCCCTTACTAGGTGCTGAAAAATTATTTAACGATAAGGTATCTAATTTAGAAAAAGAAATTCAAAACGTACTAACTAACTTAGAAAATTTCGAACAAAATCACGAACTCAAAAAGCATTTTTCATTATCGCCAGCGACTTCTGATTTTTTAAGAAAAAATAATATTATAGATTTACCTAATCTTAAATTCACAATTTCACCAGACAAAAACATTAACTCTGACTTCAAAAATTTAATAGCAACCATCAAAAAGTTAGATTCCTGGGTAGAATTTCCAGACTTATTTGAGTTTGTATCCTACTCAGATACACTTATGGAATTTTCAGATTCATTAATCAAGAAAGCTACTATGCTTAAAAACGAGGTTCAAAATGCTAAAAAATTACGTGATGAAATTTCTAAATATAACAATCGTTCTTATGTCAATGTAAGTGAGATTCGCTCTCTCAGTAAGCTCAGAGTTTCCAAATTTTCTTATCTTTCAGGAAATATTTCCGTATCAAAAGATAGTTTGGCATTAATAAAATCTAAACTCTTAAATATAATTTAATGATTGATTTCTATATTACTTTATGAGATGATGTTATTGAAAGTAGGAATGCCTACTGACCTATTAGGTCTTTTATATATTACTCCGAATGAGGAGTGAGGGTAGTATCATCATCGCTGGTGTTACTGCCCTCTTTTTTTGTCCAAACACTGATGACGTTAAAAGCTGAAATATATTGGTTAGGAGATTATTGATTATGACAGAGGAAAAATATTTACGTGAATATATCTATATTGACACAACAGAAGTCAACTCTTTACTAGCACAATTTCATGAAGGTCTTGAAACTGCTATCAAAAAAACTGATAACTTTAGTTCTACAGCAACCACAGGTCATAGTTTTTCCGCAGATCATAAACTCGGCGGGGGCTTTAGTGGTTTAGGCATTGCAAAAGCTGAATCTTCAGCTGGTCAGACTTCTAAAGAAAGTACTTCTAGCTCAAACACTAATAATCTTGGAACTACTACAGAATCCATTTATAGTGACTATGCAGTAGAAGTTTTAGAAAGTGAATTAGCAAACTCTGACCTACTGCAAAAAGATCTTGATTCAGCAGAACTTGGAGAGGTCATTAAGTCTACCATAAAATTAGACATATTAGATTTTGAGCACTTATCTGCAATAATAGACCCTGGCTTTTTAAATCAATTTTCTCCATATACAGATGAATCTCAAAGGATTAATGAGTTAGAACAGAAAGTTAGATACTTAAAAAAGCAAAGTAAGAAAGCCAATAGTACTATTATTAGAAACCAAATAAATGAAGCTCAAGCAGAGATAAAAGAACTAAAGAAAATCAATTCTAGTTCAAAAGAAGGAATTAATTCACTGCACGCCTTATCGTCATTTGGCTCCACCGTTTTTAAAGATACTTTACTATTAAAAGGACCTACAGTTGCTGCATATGCTAAGAGTTCAAACTTTAGGATGAATAAATCGCAACTAAGCATGCTAACTAACACCAACCGTAAAGCGACTATCATTGGAATTGCAGAAAACAGGTTTAAGAGAGAAAATCCAGAAGAACTCTTCAGCACTTTCAATCCAACCGATGTTGGTAAATTAAGCTATGCTATGTCAAACATGATATTGACTAGCTTTGATTTAATAAATGATAATGCATTACTTATTAAACCCTTGGCGATTTATTTCGAATAATTTTTTTCTTAACTTTTGGCTGAATAGCATCTAAGTACTTTGCATGTAGTTCATTATAAATTTGTTTGTCCCTACCCATCCCTCGAGAGACTTCTTCTGATAATTTAGTATAATTTTCTAACAAATCTTTATATTTGATTTTCATAGTAAAGTCCCTCCTCTTCACCTGTATTGTACTATATGGGTATTTCAAATTGCAAACTAATCCCCGTTATAATGACGGGGTTTTAAAAATACTGCAAAAGAACATACATTCGAGAAAGGAGCGATGATAATATGGCAAGTTATCGTAAATTAAAGACGGGCTGGAAAGTTACTATTTCCAAACGAGACAGTAACGGAAAATTGAAACAAGTATCTAAAAATGGTTTCGCCACAAAAAACGAGGCTAAAATGTATGCAGCTAAAATTGAAGCTCAACAATTTGGTGTTATACAACAAAAAAAGAGCGTCCCTTTCGCTGATTATTTTTATGATTGGTTTTTGCTATACAAAAAAAGTAAGCTGGCTAAAATAAGCCAACAACGCTATCTAATCATTCATCGTGCCATACAAATTTTTTTTGGTGCAGTTCACATTAAAAATATCACTCGCCAAGAATATCAAAAATTTATTAACTGGTACGGATCTGACCATGCTAAAGATACAGTTCTAAAGACACATCGAATTATTCGATCCTGCGTTAAATCTGCTATCTTTGATGATATTATCTCCAAAGACTTTACCTATAACGTAGAAGTTACGTTTGATAAATCAAGAAATGTGGCAGTAGAATATCTATCAGTCAGTGAAATACGTCTGTTAGCAAAGAATCTCAAACAAAAATTGAATCCAAGATATCCATCTAGATACATGATATTATTCGCTCTCTACACCGGTGCTAGACTTGGTGAAATTCAAGCTCTGACTTGGGATGATATTGATTTTGAGCATAACACTGTAATCATCAACAAATCGTGGAATTACCACGAGGGTGGTGGCTTCAAAGATACAAAAACAGAATCATCTAATCGTGTTATTCGCCTTAGTGATAATCTACTAGACCTACTATCTCAACTTAAGCAAAATGATCCTAAAATGGTTTTTATGTCTGATTTTGGTTCTATTCCGACATCTAATGCGGTTAATAAAACACTACGCTCTGTCATGAAAGATTGTTCTATCTCCAAAAATAATTTTCACTTTCACAGTCTTAGACATAGTCATGTAGCGTACCTACTTTATCAGGGTATAGACTTATACGCTATCAGCAAAAGATTAGGTCATTCAGATATGACAACAACTGCAAAAAAATACGCTTATCTAATAGATGAGCATAAAGCACAATCAGATGATCTTATAGAGTCTGCTATCAATAACATTTAA